AAGACCGATCTCTGATTGTACCTTCAGCAATTTTTGATGTAAACTGACTTCATTGTTTTCTGTCATTGTTACTTATTTATTAAATTAAACGATCTAAATTAAATCCCATAGCTTGAAGCTTTTTGATCTCATCAAGAGTGAACGTGCCTGGCTTTCTGATCCTTGATCTTAATGTAGGAAGAGAAAAATCCATTCTAACAGCCAACAACTCTCTTGTGAAATTTAATCGCTTTAGCTCTGATTTGAAATAATCCTTGAAATCCATATTGAAAAATTATTTTCACAAATATAGAAAAAATATTTTCAAAATAAAACCCCAAACGAAAAAAAATTTTCCATTCAGGGTTTCGGCAAACAAGGGAAGGGATGTTTATGTCTTATTGATGAAGGTAACTGATTCATCTGGATCATTGTTTGATGTATGCATAATAAGAGAGTACTCATTTGCTTTCACATTATACTTCATCCCATCAATCATCTCTGCCTGTTTACCTTTAAATTCATCTCCAAAATTAATGAATGGCTTTGCAAGAGGAGTAATCGGTTTTGAGTTATTATTGTAAAATGTACCTTCATATCTCGGCACAAAAGATCTGTAATCATTGAGAACCTCCTGTGCGTTTGTGTTAAAATCTCCAAGTGATCCACCTGTGTATTCTCTCCAACCTTCTGCAGGAGCTAATTCAAATTTGTAAAATCCTGAATTTTTAGAAAGAGAGGCATCCAATCTTCTGTTTTTTGGCTTGTCAAGATCTTGAAACAACCTCACGTTATCAATGTACAATGCAGTGTATCCAGATGTTGATGTGATATAAGGAAAATAAAATATTATCTCAATCTGTGGCTCATAAAATAGATATCTTGTATCACTAGGAAAATTGACTTTGTAATTGTTCCAAGTGTTCAAATCCTTCACATCTTCAATATCAACAACATTATGGAATACTGATGATTGAAAAACCTTATCCTCTTCATTGTAATAACTAGTAATTGGAGTTCCTGATATTGTTTCACTATCAACTTTTATGACGTAAAATAATTGATAATTTGGAGAGGAGTTTGATGATTCAAAATAATAAGAAAAATCAGCAATTAACTCTCCGAAATCAGAAAGCAAAATATCATATTGCTTTACTCCTCCACACTGTAAAGCTTGTACTTTAATATAAGATGCTGTAACATAATTAGTCAGCTTGTATGATTTGTTTCCTGCCTCAACAATGGAATGATTACTCACTGATCCATAAGATGCAACAAAATCAGTTCCCCACTCAAAGCTTTTTGCACCAAAATATCTTCTTATGCTTTCACTGTATTCTGTTCTGTCTGATATCACATCAACCTTTTTCAATGGTGGCAAATACTCCACAATCATATCGTTGTTAAGTGGCTGCAAATCTGATCTTACTTGCCTTGTAACATTGATATCTGCCTTTCCTTTATATATTGTTGCATTGTAAGTTCCAGAACCAGAAACAACCTCCCACTTGTAAACTTGAAAATCAATGATTTCATTTTGTCCATTTGAAAGAGCTGTTTGGAAAACAGATTGATCATAATATTGATCCTGAAAAACCGAATCCAAATACTTTGAATTTTTTACAACATACCATCTCCCAAAAGCTTGAAAAATCCTTGAGTTGCTCTGCTTCAATATCAGCTCCAACACTTCCTTTGCTGTTCTGACATTTCCTTCATCATCAATATTGTTTCCTGTTGCCCAATATCTCAAAGGAGTAATTCTGTTTATTGTGCTGCTTTGACTATCTCCTTGCCAATACAAATCCATTTCAAGATTAAGATTGTTTAGAATCTGCATCACATGATCATATTCTCCTGAAGTTCCTAATGGTTTGAAAGCAGGAAAAACTGCGACTGTTGGAGGGTTTGTTCCTGTAATGATTGAATCATAAGCATTCAAAGTTCCTAATCCATCAAGTGCTTTCAATGTCAATGGAAATGGCTTTGCTCCAAATGATTGCTGAAAGCCATCAACATAGAGAAAACCCTGCCAAAAAACTTCATAATTTTTTATAATAGAATCAGTGATCACTTTTCCGATGCATGATAATTTATCCACAATGCCACCATCCTGTTGAACTCTTTCCCTGAACTCTGTTGATATTGTAATATCTTGACTGAAAGTGGATTCAATACATTCAGGCACTTCAATCCTTCCATTATAATCATCAGTAACAGATGACAAAGCTCCAGATATAAATCCTTCAGTAACTGCACGATCAGATTCAACTCTTTTTACAAATTCATCAACTTGCTTTTCAGCATAGGAAACAATTACTTTGTACTCAAATTCATCAGCTTCCCAAAAATTATCATACTGAACATCATCAGTAACCATCAAATTCACATTGCAGCTTGATCCGATTATTGGATGATAAAAATCATCATCCTGATCCCAAACAATTTGAACAGGATTTCCTGTGCCTATCATTGGTAAAACAGCACCTGTGTATCCATCCTGCAAGATTTCAACTTTCTTTCCGTTCCCTAAAACATCAGAGAACTCCAATCTGTATTTTACTCCGTATGCCATTATTTTAATCTGCCTCGATTACGATCTGCCCTCTGAAGTGCAACGACTAGATCCTGTCCGTTAATTTTAAATTCCCCTCCCACATTGACTTGCTGTGCTTGTTTGCCTCCAAGCATTCCCTCAAGTTTATTAAGTGGAGCAATAACTTCAGGATTCTGCTTCGCTCCTGTGTACTCTCCCATCATTCCGAGCGTAGTGCCTGAAACAATACCTCCATTAGCGAATTTCGGTATTGCAGAAAACGCAGCAGTAACTCCTCCAACCATTGTTGATATAAACATCGGCATAGTAAATGGAGCAGCGAATCCTGTACCTCCTGAAGCCACAACAGCAGCAGAGATTGCAGATGCAACAGCGTTTGCCAAAAGCATTGAAATCATGTCTAAAACCATTGACAGCATCCCCTTTACAAAACCCTGAAATCCATTCTCTGCAAGATTTAAAGAATCAATCATAGCTCCTCCCATGTTCTTAAATGAAGTTGCAACAGATTCTCCCATTGAATAAGCAAGATTCTTAATGTCCTCCATCGATATTCCCAACTCCTGAAGCTTCGTAATAATATTTGTTACTTTCTCTTCATCTGGCATTCCTCCTGTATCTCCTCCTCCTGTTGTAATCGCATCAGGAGCAGCTCCATCTCCTCCTGTTGCAGATGTAGGAACAGCAGCACCTCCTCCACCAATATCTCCGATCAATCCCTGAACGAATCCTGTGGCTTGATCTGCAATATTTGTTAATGCACCCTGAACTTGATCAACAGTTTTCTTTTCAAGATTAGATCCAACTGCATCTGCCATTGCATCTGAAAATGTTTCTCCAATCTCAACTGCTGCATTTCTTGTTATTTCAGCACTGTTTTTGAATCCATCCTCAATGATATCTCCAAAAGATCCTTTGAATCCCTTTTCAGAAAACTCTTTGATTACATTCCACATTGTGCTGAATGTATTGACAAGTTTATCAACCTGTGATTTTGCTGCAATAAAAACAGATGCAAAAACTGCTTTCAATCCAAATATCGCTTTTCTTAATATTTCAGATCCATTGTATAAATCAACAAACTGATTATACAATCCCACAACAACAGGCAAAATTTCATTCCAATTCTTATATATGACAAAAGCCACTCCTGCAAGTGCAGCAGCCACTAATCCGATTGGAGATAAAAGAACCCCCATCAATGTTGTAAGTGATCCCACAAGCGTTATAATCGTAGGCAATACAACTGCAATTGCTCCTAATCCGAGAATCAATTTCTGTGTGCCTGTATCAAGATTAAAGAATGCATTGAACACCTGCTGAATAGCTCCTGTAACTTGTTGAAATATAGGGAGTAATCCTGTGAGCAGTTGAGATCCTAATTGAGAGAAAGATTCTCTCACAGTTCCCAAAGCTTTTCTCATTTTAAATTCTGCTGATTCACTTGTTGCATCGAATGCTGTTTGGGTCATCCCCATCGTATTAGTCATTCTGGCAAATATCTCATTGTTTGTTTGAGCACCAGATCCCAATAAATCCAACACCCCTTTTAATGCTCTGATGTTTGGGAAAACAGTTTCAGCTCCTTTTGCGTTGGCATCAAACGAAGTTTTCAAAGTGTGCAAAGCTGCCAACAATCCTTCATCTTTGATTTGCTTTTTTAATCCTGCAGATGATAATCCCATTGCATTCAAAGCATCTTCAGCTTTTGAACTTGGAGCCAACAATCCTGCAAGTATTGCGTTCAATTGAGTAGCTCCTTCAGCAGCTCCTGTTCCTGTTCTACTCATTGCAGCAAGTGCAGCACCCACTTCATGAAATTGAACTCCCATATTGGATGCAACAGGCAAAACAGATCCCATTACTGCAGCTAATTCATCTGCTTCAATAGATCCTTCACGAATCGAAGCAGTAACAACATCAGTTGCATTTGCAGCAGATAATGTATCTGATCCATAGGCATTCATTGCTGCTGAAGCAAGTTTAGCAATATCTTTTGTTTGTCCCATTCCGATTGCAGAAGCTTTCAATGATCCTTCAAGAGCTTCCATTGCATCAGATCCACGCAAACCTGCAGATGTAATAAAGAATAACGCATCAGCAGCTTCAGAAGATGATACAGCAAATTCAGAAGCCATTTCTCTGACTTTTACACCCATTGAATCAACTTCATCTCCTGCAATACCTACAAGAGATTTAATCATTGTCATTGACTTGTCAAATTCAGCAGCCATCTTGAGTGATGCAGCACCTGCTGCAACCAATGGCAAAGCCAATCTCGTTTGCAGAGATTTGCCCACTGATGAAATACCTTTTCCGAATTTTTTTAATCTGCCTGATGCAGTGTTGAGAGTTGCATTGAGTTTGGAAGCATCTCCCAGAAGCGTTACCCTTAATTGATTATCTGCCATGCTGATTGAATTATGGGTAAAGATACGAAATCCTTATGTTTCGAATTTTGAATTGAAAGTGCTTGATTTTACCTTTTCACTAAAGCTTTCATATTGCTCCTTTGTGGATTTTGGTTTATCCTTTTCCATTTTTGCATATATATCCTGTGGCAATTCAAAGAGTTTTTCTGGAGCAATCATTTGAGATTTTTTTGTTGCATTGACATTGTAAACCATTGCAGCAAGATATCTCACTCTCTCCCACTCTTTATTGTTGCTAATGTAATTAGCTTCTCCCAGAAGATGATTTTCCTTCCAAGTGTTTTTCCAAAAAGAATCAGGATTGATCCCCACTTGTCCAATGAAATAATCCATTAAGGAATCCCAAGTTAGGGTTTCAGAACTTACTGTTCTGTTTTTTTTTCTGTTGGTTTGGCATCGTTTCTCTTAACACCCATATTGAGATCATTGCCCAAGATTCTGGATTCCATCATTGCAGAAACCATACTCTCAAGATCTTCAGCATTAAGATCTTCAAGCCACATTCCGACTTTGAACTCATTGTAATCAACATCATTCCCCTCCTCTTGATCATTCGCTAAGATTGCTGAATAAACCAAAGATCGGATTGTTCCAAGAGATATTCCCTCCTGAAAAACATCTCCGATCTTGTCTAATGGAATGCCTAAATTATCAGTAAAATTTGCCCAGAAATTCATTGAAAAATGAAGCTTCCGAACCTTACCACCCAACTTGATTGAGTAGTATCCCCTTTGTTTGTTTGCCATTATTTTACTTATTTATTATCCGTCTGAAGCAGCAATGTTCCCTGTCAATGTAATTGATCCAGAATAGCTCACAGGAGATTCCATCTCTGCAGATTGCTCTAAAGAAGATATAAATCCTTCTGCTGTGAAAATACGATCTCCTGTTGTTTCAGTTCCAAAAACACAAGTTAATTGAGTTCTCGCTAGAAGGAAATCAGCCAATTCAGTTACATTGCTTGTATCATCATAAGTAACCAATCCATCAAAAGAAATCTCTCCACTCATTACACCTGCAATTACTTCCTGAAATCCACTGCTGTCTTTTGTAGTGGCTTCTGGGAGATCAGTTGATAATGAAAGTGAACAAGAAGTCGTATGACCTAGATTAGTTCCTTCTACTGAAAGCAACAAATTCGTTCCGTTAAATACACCTGTTGTCGGCATAGCTTTTGATTTTTAATGATTAAAATTTCTATACAAATATAGTTATTTTTTAATTACTCAAATCAGTGTTATGCATAGCTGATTCCGAAAAAAGTATGCACACCATTATCTGATATGGTAATTTCATAATCATTCCAATCTTCAGGAGCTTCATCAATATCCTGCCAAAGAACATCAACTGAATAATTCTCTGCAAATACAGGAGCTTTGATCTCCTCTTGCGTTTCATTATCCCACTCTCCCTGATCAATAAGCACATAACCTAATTTGACGATTGTATGTTTATGGATCGGATGAGATCTCCCATCTTCATCTTCAGAATGTGGCAAAGAATCGATTAATGATTGTGCATCCTCTTCACTCGTAAATTCGTACTTTTTAAATAAATATCCCATTTTCTTAACTTGTTAAATTTTGAAGTTCTGTATTTGTTAGTCGTGTATCGTATAGTTTGCAATCTTTTATACCCCCTGCAAAAGGTATAGTTCCTGCGTCTGAAATACCCACATACATTTTGTATAGGGTT